ACTACTCCTCTGGAGCACATTGATGGTGATGGTGAGATTGCTTTATGCATCTTGTCTGCTATCAATGTAGGTAAAATTAAATCCAATGAAGAGTTGGAAGAACTTTGTGATCTTTCAGTGAGAGGTCTGGAGGAATTGATTGACTATCAAAACTATCCAGTCAAAGCAGCAGAACGTTCTACTCTTGCGCGTCGTTCTCTTGGTATTGGTTACATTGGACTTGCACATTTTCTAGCAAAAAATGGTTTCAAGTATGACGATCCAGCAGCATGGAGATTAGTCCATGACTTGTCTGAATCTTTTCAATACTATCTTCTTAAAGCAAGTAACACCATCGCAAAAGAAAAGGGGGCATGTGAGTATTTCAATCGCACTAAGTATGCAGACGGTATCCTTCCCATTGACACATACAAGAAGGACATTGACGAATTTTGTGGGACGGAGTTAAGTCATGATTGGGATAGTCTTAGGGATGACATCAAAGAGTTCGGACTCAGACACAGCACTCTGTCCGCACAGATGCCATCGGAAAGCAGTTCCGTTGTGTCAAATGCCACCAATGGAATTGAACCACCAAGAGCTTACTTGTCCACTAAAAAGTCCAAGAAAGGACCACTCAAACAAATCGTTCCTCAGTTCAGTACTCATAAAACTAACTACACTCTTTTATGGGACATGAAAGATAACGATGGTTATATTAAAATTGTTTCTGCTATGCAAAAGTTCTTTGACCAGGCAATCTCTGGCAACTGGAGTTATAATCCAGAGAACTATGAGAACAATGAGGTTCCAGTTTCTGTTATGGCGGGTGACCTTTTAAAAACTTACAAGTACGGATGGAAAACTTCTTATTATCAAAACACATATGATAACAAAAACGATATGCCAGAATTAGAGGACAAGAAACAAGGGATTCAGGATTTACTAGAAGATATCTTTACAACAGAGGAGGACGATTGTGACAGTTGCAAAATTTAGAGTTGGTAGTAGTCAGATGCGTAGTCAAGTAGATGGCATGACGGTATTCAATACCAGTCAAGTAGATAGTACCAAGCAAAAGATGTTCTTTGGACCCCCTCTTGGAGTTCAGAGGTATGATAAGTTTAAGTATCCTGTGTTTGATAGGTTGACTCAAACACAACTAGGTTTTTTCTGGCGTCCTGAAGAGGTATCGCTGCAAAAAGATCGCGCTGATTATCAAGTTTTAAATGAAGCACAAAAACATATCTTCACGTCAAACCTTAAGTACCAGATCCTCTTGGACTCCGTACAAGGTCGTGGTCCTGGCATGGCTTTCATGCCTTATTGCAGCCTACCCGAGCTTGAGGGTGCCATGAATATCTGGCAGACCATGGAGATGATCCATAGTCGCTCCTACACCCACATTATCAAGAATGTATATGCTGATCCTTCTGATGTCTTTGACCACATTCTAGACGATGAGAAGATCCTCTCACGAGCACAATCAGTTACCCGTGCATACGATGAGTTTATACAAGCAGCACAAGAATGGGGTGCTGGTAATCAATGGCAGCATGCATTGGATGATTGTCAAACCGCACAAGATACACTTTATGACCTCAAAAGAAAACTCTACCGAGCAATGGCTAATGTCTATATCCTGGAAGGCATTAGATTCTATGTCTCGTTTGCATGTTCTTTCGCCTTTGGAGAACTTAAACTCCTGGAAGGATCTGCCAAAATCATCGGACTCATTGCAAGAGACGAATCCCAACACATGACCATCTCTCAGAATGTTCTGAACAAGTGGCGTGATGGTGATGATCCTGAGATGGCACAGATTGCTAAGGAAGAGCAAGTAAATGTCTACAATATGTTTAAGCAGTGCGTAGAAGAAGAAAAACTTTGGGCGGAATATCTGTTCAAGGATGGTTCTATCATTGGTTTGAATGATAAGTTGCTTTCTAAGTATGTTGAGTGGACTGCTAATCGCCGTCTAAAATCTATTGGACTTAAAGCAATCTTTGATACTCCAATCACAAACAATCCTCTACCATGGACTGAGCATTGGTTGTCGTCTAAAGGACTGCAGGTAGCACCTCAAGAAACAGAAGTAGAATCTTATATCATTGGGGGGATCACGCAAGATGTTCAAAAAGATACGTTCGCTGGTTTTCAGTTGTGATAAGATATTCTTTACCTGGTTGGAGGGAAGACCTCCTACAGACAAACCTACCCAATCAAGAGGAGAGAGATCTCCTCTCAAAGGGTCCGTCAAGTCTCGCTCAAGCGTGGAGAATGCAGGCAATAAAATACAAATACGCGACCCATGGGACTGAATAAATAATGGAGGTTATATCATGAGTATGTGGAAGAAAATAAAGAGTATCCGAATCCCTGGATCTATTGTGGCAGCGTCTTTGACGGGTCTCTTATTGGGGACAACTATGGTTTTGTTTACAAGATTACCTGTAGCACCACCAACCGTTCCTACATCGGTAGAAAATACTTCTGGCAAAAACGAAAGCCTAGAACTAGTTCTAATACTGGAAAGCGGCGAAGAGTTACAAGTGAGAGTAACTGGAAAAAGTACTATGGAAGTTGTCCAGAGCTTACAGAGGATATTAAACAGTATGGACGGGAGTCTTTTGCTAGAGAGATCCTCTCCTTACACACCACACCAGGACGAGTCAACTATGAGGAGACCCGTCAACTCTTCGTCAACAACGTTCTTACCGAGAGCTTGACAGACCACACCCCCGCGTACTATAATAGCAACATACTCGGACGTTACTACAGGAAAGATTATTTTGATTTTGGAAACGATTCTGGCGTTGACGCCTGCTGACTATGACCACCTTGCACGAGCAGTGCAAGTTGAGGCAGCAACTGGAACTAAAGATGAATACTGCGTTGCGGTTTCTATCCTTAACAGGGTCAACTCTCCTGTATTTCCTAACAATGTTGCCGATGTAGTTTATGCTCCTGGACAATATGAAGGGTTTCTTTATCGCCGTCCAGCAGCAAAGTCAAGTGTTGTTGCTAGGTTAAAAAACACAGATAATCTTCTGGAAGCGTATTCAATTATTGGAGACAGGACCAGTTTCAAAGGACAACGTATGTTGCCTTATCGTGTAGTTACAGAAGATCCTATGTGTGATCGTAAAGGAAACTTTTACCACTATCATTGGCAAACATGACATATCCAGCACCAAAATATCTTGAAGACGATCCATGGTTTGGACCGGCTACTTTTTCTCTTAATCAGAAGGAATATAAACTTGCTTACGATCAAGCAGTAGCAGAAAACCTTTTACTTGCTGATAACTATACAGAAGTAAAAAATATACATCAAGTGATGTATGATATTGCCACTGGTCATGGTAAAACAACCACACAACTTAACCCTACTGGTTGGATGTCTGGTATAAGTTAGGCAACTAACTTTTATGACTCAGTAGCTCAGCTGGATAGAGCAACTGCCTTCTAAGCAGTCGGTCATAGGTTCAAATCCTATCTGAGTCGCTTGTCGGTATGGCGGAATTGGTAGACGCGCCAGGTTTAGGTTCTGGTGTCTTTATGACGTGGAGGTTCAAGTCCTCTTACCGACATTAGGGTGAATAGCTCAGTGGTAGAGCATCTCCTTTACACGGAGGCGGTCGGGGGTTCAAGTCCCTCTTCACCCATTAATTAAAGAGGTTAAATGCTGAATAATGTTATCTGCAAGATGCAAACTATGTAATATTGAACTGACGAGTACAAGTAAAGTTCAGTTCTGTGGTTGTCCTAACCAAATGAGGGTTGTGGATGACCACGTTGGTGCTGTTGATTTAAGTCAAGTAGTTCTAACGAATCATAACAGTTCTGTTAAATATAATGGTATCCTGACAAATTCTGATTTAGAATACCAGGAGGCACGTAAGAAAAGACGTGTCCGTAAAATTAATTTTGAGGAACGGTAATGATTAATCTGGATGAACGCTATCACGATTACCTTCATACAGATAAATGTTTTACCATTGACGATGTGTGTGAACAGGTAATCGGTTATGGATTTACGTGTGATGGTAAGGACATTGACGGATATTATGTCTTGACAAATGACCACAAGTTGTTCTATAATCTTAAAGAACAGTTCGTTAAACTGGAATCTCGGAAAGGTGGCAGAGCGGTTGAATGCATCAGTCTTGAAAACTGACGATGTGAGAGCATCCGTGGGTTCAAATCCCACCCTTTCCGCTTGGTACACTCACCAATATAATTAAATGAAAATTTTTCTTGATACAGCAGACGTAGATTCTATTGCCAGTCGTTTTGCGACTGGACTTATTGATGGTGTAACTACCAACCCAACTCTAATTAGAAAAAGCGGTAAAGATCCACATGATGTTTACCGTGGACTAGCAGATTTAGGTATTGTAGATATCAGTATGGAGGTTGTCGGTACTGTTGGTGAGATGTACAGTGAAGCAATTAATTTACATCAGGAGTACAAGGAAGTTGCTACAATTAAACTTCCTTGTACTCCAGATGGTCTTCAGGTCTGTAAATCTCTTAGTGATGTTGGTATTCGTACCAATGTTACATTGATTTTCAGTGCTGCTCAGGCAATTCTTGCTGCTAAAGCAGGTGCAACTTATGTGTCTCCTTTTGTTGGTAGATATGATGACAATTCTATCTCTGGATTAGAATTGGTACGTTCTATTACTAGTATCTACCAGGTACAGGGTGTTCGTACTCAGGTTCTTGCTGCATCTCTTCGTGATGTGTATAAAGTATCCCGTGCATTTTATAATGGTGCTCATATTGTTACTATGCCGTCAGGTATTTTTGATAAGATGTACAATCATGTCCTAACTGATAAAGGATTAGAACTTTTTCAGAAAGATTATGATGAAACCATGGCAACCCTATCTGTAGTATAATGTTTACTATCTACTCTAAAAAAGGATGTAAGTTCTGTGCTAAAATTAAACAAGTAATGGACTTGTCTGAATTAAAGTACGTTGTCTATGAGTTAGACCGAGATTTTTCTTATGAAGAATTTTATGAGGAGTTTGGAGACAACTCTACGTTCCCTCAGATTGTCCTTGATGGCATCAAACTTGGTGGATGTCAAGAGTCAATTAAGTATATGCAAGAACAATCTATTTGTTGTGTAGTATGATTGAAGTAACACTAGAAGAGTTTGAAAAAAACTTTGATTCTTACATGGATCGTATTGAATCTAAAAAAGAACAGTTTATAGTTCGTAAATCTGATGGCACTGCAGTCATTGCTATGCCAGCTGAAGAACTGGACCAAGCATCAGCACAACTGGATGATGATGAGTGGTATAATAGTTACAACGAACACAACGATGCTTCATGATCAAACCGACTGTCATTCTTGAGCGATCTCCTTACCGCTACGTTCAGTGCGGTCTTCTGGAGATCAACGGTAGACCCGACTACCGAATTCAAAAGTTCAATGATTGGACTAAACGTTATCAAGACATGTACTATCTTGATAACCAAATGCAACTTGACACATGCCTTGAAGATCCAGAGTACACCAAATGGTTAGACCCTGATCCAGATGTATGTGCATATCGTAAA